GCATTATATAGTAATAAATTTCCATATGTATCAAAAACTACTTTACAACTAGGTGGCGGTAGCTCACAAGATCATTTTGATACATATGTTTATCTTAGAATAGATTATGTAATCGATCCGGATGATATGGTGCCATATGATCAATATAGTGTTTATAATTGTAGTGGTAATGCAGCTTGGTATTTAAGACAAACTGCTAGATTTCAAATTTCATTAATAGATGATCCAGGACCAACTGGATATGGTAAGGTATAATATAATATGTTAAAACAATATTCAAATATTGATCAAATATTAAATTCAAAAGAATCTTTATCTGCAAAACGATTACCTAATGTAGATTATGAATTATTAGATTATCCGGACTATCGTATAAGTTACGCTCCTGTATTAAATACAACTAGTAATCAAAAAACAGAATTTCATATATATTCAAATAATTCATGGATAACAGGAAATCATTCAATACAATCTAATAATATATCTCCTCAAATTCCAAATGTTACATTTCCTATACCAGTATTAGATATAAATTTATATCATGAATTTGAATCATTAGGAATTACTGGAGGTAATTTTAGGATTGTTTTAAACTTTTTTGAAAATTTAATTGGAAGTTATGATAATCAATATTTAAAAGTATCAGAAATATCTCCGGACCGTACTGAAATAAAGTTATCATTAATTGATAATACAAATCAATCAGCATTAACTCAGTTAGTTAATTTTATTGACGATGTAAATCAGACACAATTAAATGATAATATAATTAATCCAAATGTAACAGAAACATATTTATTAAACTTTAGTCAGAATAATTGTATACAATTTGTTAATAGTGTTGTAGTTGGATCTAATTTATATGTAAAATTATTAAAACCATTACCAGTTGATATTGATTTAAAATTCAAATGTTGGGTAGTACAAGAAAAAAAATTACCATATATTGATACTGTTGAAATAACACCAGAATCATTATTATCAACATTGACAACATTAT